CGTAGCGATGTTACCTGAACAATGTCAGATCGTACCTGGTCAATCGTGCGCTCTGTGATCGTCTTGAGCAGCACGTCAATTTCCCAATCAACCAGCACATCCGACATATCAGGCAGCATTTCGTCTCACCACATAGTTGATTGATCCACGGAGCGTCCCGCTGTCCACCAGCGGCGTATCTACGCCTTTGCGCCGCACCGTGGCCGGCTTGAGGTCGGGCCATTCGCCATCGCCGCGTGTGCGGAAGCTGGATCGAGAAATATTCATGGCCTCGATGCCCACTCTTGCCAGCGCGTCAGCAGGCGATCTGCGACCATCCATTGCGGCTGAGAACTCGGCCTGAATTCTAGCCTCGATCCGCGCAGCGTTGTTGGTGAAGGGCGCCCGGAGAAATGAGCGCTGCGGCACTCCCGCAGCAGGCGCGCCGTATTCGTGGATCGCGCCTATCTGGATGATGGTCATGCCGCCCCGGTAGACTTTGCCACCCACCTTCTCTTTGGGAAGGCCGACCGATACGCGGTGATTCTTGGCGTATTCCATCACCTCGATCATGCGCCCGACTTGTTCGGCCATTTCCTTCGGGCTGACCTTCTTCATACAAAAAATGCCCCCTGCCGGCCCTGCACCAACCACAGATACATCTGCCCATATTTCGTCAGCGCCAGCCATTCATCCCGCCCATTTCCGCGAGCTATGGCGCCGAAAGAGGCGCTCACGCTGCCCACAGATCGGCTTGTCATGCTGCGCAGGCCGGCATAGCCAGGCGTCGTCATAACGGTAAGCATGTGGGCGAGAAGGTACAGAATTATCTGCTTGTCGCAACCGCGATACGGCCGACCATAGAAGCAGCACAAAACAGGCTCAAAACGCGGAATCCATTCATCCACCAGCGCTGGCGGGAATTCCGGGAATTGAGCCTTGAAGTCACTCAGCAGCGACATTATTCCACCGCTTCGATAAGCCCCATTTCTACAGCGCGGGCGATTTTTCGCGCCTGCAATTTGTTGTTCAGGGTGCTCTGGGGGAATGTTGCGGTAGCGCCGGGATTGAAGATCGCCCCAGCAACCACAAGAACGCCAGGCGCGCTATCCTTTCTCACGAAGCGGCCCGAACTATCGCCTTCCGTTTCCGGCGCCAACTTGGACTGACCCACACCGCCCTTCAGGTCGGCAGCGCCTTGTCCTGCGCCTTTCGCGGCAGGGGCTGGCGCCTGATTCTCGCCTGGCACCTGGCCGGTGTTTTCCCGTTGTTTCTTAGCCATGATCCCTCCTACTGGCCATCCTTGGCCAAGCCGCATCACAGACCAATCAGGCGGCGAGCGCCGGTTGGCTCCAGCAGATCAAGGCCCGCGTAGCGGTACTTGTAATCCAGCCGGTAGTCGAAGCTCGACTGTTTGACGATCTCGCCCACCTGAAGCGGCAGCGGCACGCGCAGTTTCATCACGTCATTGCTCGGGCTGTACGCCACGGCGACGGAGGTAAGCCCCGTAACGCCGGGCACATTCACATTGTCGGCATGATGGGTGGCGCTGATGGTCACGTCTGGGAAGTTTGTGCGCAGCGCCTCAGCCACAGTGGCCATGCCGCCAGCGGTGTTGATGAACTTCACCGGCAGAAGGTTCATGACGCGCAGCGGAACAACGAGCCGGGTTGCCGAGTACGCAGTGACGTTGTTTACCGCAGTGCGCTGACCGGTGATTAGCGAAGCCAGCTCATTGTACAGCTCCTCACCGGTCATATTTTCAGCCGTGTCGCTCGCCACGGTTTGCGTCACCAGCGGGGAGTTGAGCAGGCCATAGCTGTCGCCATAGCCGGCGATCCCCAAAAACCCGAATGTGTCTACCTCTTCGAGGTAAATCCGGTTTGCGGCCGAGATAAAGCGCGACACCAGATTGAGGTTCTGCATTTCAGCCTGCTTGGCCTCGGTATCGCCCCACTCGCTGTGTGCCTGGCGCTCAGTGACCGGGAGTTCCGAACCCTCCCCGGTCAGCGTGATCTTGCCCTTGTTGCCGGCAGTATCGTTTGCTGTGCGGAATCCGCCCACATCACGAAGACGCAGGGACGAAATTCGCGCCGCATAGCCGCCCGAGTTATCCACGTCGATACCGGAGTTGACCAGCGCGAGGTCTGGATATTGAACCTCCAAGATGTTCGGATCGAGCGCCTCCAGGTTGCGGGCGAGCACCACACCGGCCAGGGCATCAGTAAAGCCCGGCCGGTGGTGGGATTGCGCCAGCCGCTGAAAGCTCGGGATGTCATAAAGTTGCGCGTACTTGTTAGCCATGCCGTTACTCCCCGGTCACAGTCAGCGTGGTTGTAGCATCGAATCCGGTGACGCCGATAACGTAATCACCCGGATCAGCCGATACGATGACGAGCAGGCCGTCATTGGTGATGGTCAGACCTGAGTCAGCGGGCACTGTCCAGCTCAGCGGCCCTGTAACGGGTTCGCCATCGGCCGTCAGGGTGAACTGTATTGTGTCGCCCACCTCGCCGCTGGGATTATCCGGGCTGATGGAATAAACCACAGGCTCCGGCGCCGGCACATCCTGAGGGTCACGGCGGTCACGGATCAACCAGACGCCAGGCTTCTCCTCGCGAATGAAGATTGCCCCGGTTGGCACCGCTTCATCGTCGGTTGTGGCCATGCCCGCTGTGTCGTCATCCGCATTCACGGCATAGACACGAGCGAATTTCGCCGGGCTGTCGCCGGGCAGGACACGGACAGTCACCAGGCCGTCGCACGTCGCATCAACCGCCATGCGGCCGCGATCCGGCCAGCGGTAGACCGCCCGATCATTGTCGTTCTGGGCATCCACCGGATTGCTCACATCGCGCAGAACAACACCAGCAACTACCGGAGAGTCAACGCCGGACATATTTTCGATCCGGTCATCTGCTGCGTTATAGTGAGCAAACCGACCGATAACCAAGCCATCCTGCCACCGCTCGTGCGACAGGATCACCACGTTCGTGCCATGGCGCTCGCCTGCGCCTACCTTCTCATAGCCCGCAGTGGGCCGCGTCGGAAATGCCATGTCACTTGACCTCTTTTTTGCCAAAGTTGCTCCAGCGATCAGCCACCGCCTGGCCGTCGCCGAAATCTTTCAGGGCCGGGTTGCCGGCTGATGGGCGTAGCATCTTGAACGCCAGCGGCAGCTCGGAATCAGTGAACTTCTCCGCGCTCTGCGTTGCGACTGCATCGCGCATGATCTGCACCGTGGTCTTGCCGGCGAAGGAATACGACTCATCGACGAACGAGCGGGCCTTCTCGATAACCTCCGCGTGCTGTTTCACGGCAGCGTCAACGGAGGCGGTCACGGCTTTGGACACCGCGTCCTCGAACTTTTTCTTTTGCTCTTCTTCGTCGATCACATCGACCTCCTCCGCCACCTGCAGTTGAGACTCACCGCCCTGCTCGACCACGCTCTCATCAGCGCCTTCCAGCGCCTTTTTCAGGATCGGCACAAGCTTCCGCAGCTCATCCAGCGGCATCTCGCGCAGCGCTTCGGGCAGACGGGTAGCGATATCAACCACTTCCTGAATGTTGACTTCGCCGTTTTCGTCGCAAAACGCCTTGTGAGTCTTGAGCTTTGGGTTTTTTTTGGTGGTCACTTTCGACACCTCCCGGGTGTTGTGATCTACAAAGCTGCATACCGGCCCGCAGCGGCCTGCGGGGACGGCGGCAAGATGATGCGGCTGGATGCCAACCTGCTCGAAATCGTACTTGTCGTGCTCGACCAGCTCTGCCCGGTAGCCCAGAGATAGCTCGCGAGGCCCTTCCGGGTTGCTGATGACGGGAATGAACCCATCGTCAACGCGGATCTGATTTCGCACCGCCAGGCGCGCATCAGAATCCTCGTCATTGAAGGTTACCAGCTCAGTGGCGGTTACCTCGCCCTTGGGGTCGGTCACCTCGCCCTCGGGCGGCTGGTGCCCATCAGTGAGCGGAACGCCGATCAGACGCATCGCCGCATTCGCTATAGTGGCCGGGCTGCGGTAGACCGTGAAAAGCTTATCCGCGGGCTCCATGCCCAGCTCTGCGCCGGTGTACTGGATCACTCCGTCGCGCATGGATAAGCCGGTCTTCACGCCGTCTTCCAGCACCTCAAGAGGCATTCTGTCGGTAAAAGCGAGCTTCATCACTCCACCAATAGCGATTCACTATGGACGCAATGCTTACCCATGCCGGACGCTCTGTCAATCATCTAGAATGTAATCTGCCCAGCAGCGGCAATTGTAGTCCACTCCGGGTATCAGATACTCCCCGTCTGAGCTGCTGTAGAGGCCCTCTGACAGATCGAATTCCTTGTTATCCCTGAGCCTGTGGCTGTGCCTGACCTTGCTGTCCCCGCTTGTGCGCCAGATAGCCCGCCTGACGCCCACGGCCTCAGCCCTGATCTTGCCGGTCACTGCGTTGAAGTGCGCGATCTGATCCCGCGCCACCTGCCGGGCATGGTTGCGCCGCTTTTCCACCATCCCGTCGAACTGCTCCGTTACCTCCGCGAGAGACTGGCCCAACGTCATCGCCCGGATCGTGTTCGCGGTGTACATCTCCAGCGTGTCGTCGCGCAGCTTCTGCACCCACTCCGCGGTCTGGATCACCAGCGCATTGAAATCCTCGGTCATGTGCTCCTGCGCAATCAGCTGCTCGGTGCTGATGCCGAGAGAGCGCTGTATCTGGCTGTAAAGCTGCTGCTGGTTGTATCGATCAGCATTCTTCAGGGTCGCCCGAACCATCCGCTGGATACGCTGATTCCCAAACTGGCGCCGAATTGAGGCAAAAACCTTGCGCGACTGCTGCCGGGTGACGGCCGCATAGTTGCCCACCTGGGCATCGGCGAACTTTCGGATGATCCGCTGATCCAGACCGCGCAGCACCATGTTTCTATAGCGCTTCGCCATCTGATCCATCATCCACTGAACCTCGTCTTCCATCTGCCGCTCTTGGCCGCGATGGTAGCGGGGCTGCCGTATCACCTTCATTGCAGCAACACCTGCTGCTCGTCATCGTCCAGCTCGTCCAGCTCCAGCTCTTCCTCATCAGCCGAATCGCTGCCGCCGAAGAACCGGGACATATCGTCCTTTTTCAGAATGTCCTTTTCGAGCAGGTAGGCCCGGTGATCCTCGCCCATGTCGTAAATCGCCTTGGCGTTTTCGAGGGCCGTTTTCTCGTAAGCGATGCGGCTACCGGGGGTGTCACCCTGGTTCTCAAGGAACCATACCTGACCGCACCCGAACTTTCTCATCAGCTGGTTGATGGGGTCGCGCAGGAAATCGCTCTGCAAATCCATCAGCATCTCTCGGAATACCAGCCTCTCAGTCTCCCCGGAGCTGTTCATGCCGCGCACAGACTCGCCCATTAGCTGCGGCAGGGGTATGCCCGTGACCATCGACAGCCGGCGCATGGCGATCATGTCGGCCTCCGCCAGCGCCGTGAGCGTCAGTGTCGTCAGGTCAATATCGTCGTCACCGTCGATCAGTCGCGCCCCGGCGATGTGCGCCGCATCCTCCATCACCTGGAAGTATTTCAGCATCTGGCTCTCTTGGCCGGCCTGAAGGCTCTGCTTCAGACCCTTTACTTTGATAGTCGGGACGCTGTTCTTTTCTAGCGCCATGACCGATGCCCGCTCGACGATCCCATCATTGATGAGCTGCCCATGGATCAGCTCGAACTCCGAGACGCCGCCGTATCGGTAAGCCGGCAAATCCAGCTCCGGGGGGCGGACATAGGAGAAATCTATGATCCGGGAGTGGTGAAAGGTGGTGGCTCTGATCTGATACGCAGACGGCATCATGTATCGCGGGCTCTCGAGGTCAACATCAACGCCGTGCGGGAAAACCATGTCACCGCTGAACACCCGCATAATGACCTTGCCGGGCCGCCCAGGCACCCAGGGGGACATGGTGTCCTCCCCGCGCCGGTGGAGCACAATTACGCCGCGCCCGAACCCTAGCATGAACTTTGCCGCCTCGCGCACCGAGGCGGACAGCTCGTTATCGTAGAACGACTGATCCTTTTTCGAGGAAAACTGAAGCGTGTCCCTGAGCGCCCCGTTTACCTTGATCCTGATGATTTTGCTGCCGATGCCGGTGCGGTATATCTGCCGCAGCTCGTTATCTGGCACGGCGCGCGCCATCATGACGTTCTGGCTCGTCGGGTTACGACGATTCACCAGCTCGTTGATGATGTGTTTCACGCCGTCGAGGAAGCCTGTTTGTCTCGTCATAGCAGGGCACCGTAGTCAATCATGGCATTTCTCATCACTGGTTCCAGCGCGTAGCGTATCGCATCTATCCTGTGATTCCACGCATCCACGAGGATCGGGAGCACGTCACCGCTGTGCCGATCGACCTTGTAGCTATACTTTGACAGCTCCTCTTGGGTGTCCTCGCAGCGGGGGTGAACAACTATTTCGGAGTAGCTCTTCATGTGGGCTATCCCGTCCTCGACACTGCCCTTGCCCTTCTCGCAGGACTCAACGCGGGGCATCCCGTGCCGGTTAAGGTAGCTGATAGTGTCCGGCCGGGCATTGTCCGCCCGCGTGACGTACTTCTCTACCTCCGGTATGCGCTGCCGCCAGAACTGCGCCAGCTCGTCGATCTCAAGCCCGACACCGCCGCTATCGTACTCCACAAACAGCTTGCCATCGTGTATCCACAGGCGGACAAGGCAGCTCGGGTCTTGACTGAACCCAAAATCGGCGCCCTGGTACGGCCCGTCCCAGTAGTGCTGGGGTGTGAACTCCTCCACCCGCCAGCGGTTGCGGAACACCGTCGCGCTGCTGTGCTTGAGGTACTCTCCCAGCCAGATGTGCCGGTACATCTCCGGCTCCATCGTGCGCTGCTGGTGGCGCCGCAGATCATCCAGCACCCTCGGGAACCACGGGTTGTCGCAGTAGTTTACAGTGGCCGACACCGTGCCGGGCTGAGGGTTTTTGCGCATCCGACGATCAACGGGGCTGCCTTCGATGCGTGGGTTCCACAGTGTCCATATCTCAGATTTAGGCGCCCGAATGGTCGGCTCAAGGTCAATCCATGCCGACTCTGTGACGTCCTCGGCCTCCTCGATGATGCACAGATCGATTCCCGCCGTGGATTTTATCGCGCCGATGGAGTGCCGAAGGCCGCGAAACAGGAACTCGGTGCCGGTGCGCTTACACCGCAGGTAATCCACGCCCACATCATACACATGGGTCAGCCACGGTTCGGATGCTATCGCTGATTTAAGCTCCGCGTGAAAAGACTCTTTAATCGAGTCTTGGATATCCCGTGTACAGAGGATGCGCAGCTTCTCATTTGCGCCCCAGGTTGCAGCGATCTTCGCGGCAGTGAAGCTTTTCCCCGATCCCCGGCCGCCGTTCAAATCCCGAAACCGAACGCTCCCGCGAGGGGGAGCGAACACCGGGATCATCTTACTCGGTATCTGAATCCGCATTCGGACGCACGCCTTCAATGATGATTCTGGCCGGCGCGTTCATGCTGCCGTCGCTACTAGTGTGATCATTGATGCTGGTTTCTTTCCATCCTGCTTGTGTTTTCATCCAGAAAATCATGGCGGCTGTATCGCCAGATTTGGCCTTATTGAACAGCGCCCCGCCAATCGTGGCGTTGGCCCTGGCCTTGGCTAAATCCAGCTCGGCGCGGTAGTGCTTGCGCAGCGTCTTCGGGTCGATGTTCAGCACATCCGCGATAACCTCCTGCGGGGTGCCCACGAGGGCGTGCATCTGCACCGTGTCGCGGGTCGCCTTGGTCGGCTCATGCGGTGGTTTCGTTCGGCGCTTCTCGGCCATGAGCCACCTCCTCGAATGTCTCGCCGGTACTTTCCAGCGTGGCTTGCTTTCCTGTGTAATCCTGCCACCGCTTGATTATCTGATCGCAATATCTAGGCTCAATCTCCATGATGAAAGACGGATTTCCTAGCTTCTCACATGCTATCACGGTAGAGCCTGACCCACCGAATAGATCCAAATAATACCCTGGCCCGACACCTGCAAATATGGCCTCAATCCACGCTACCGGTTTGCCGTGCCCGTGCTCGTCACTTTGCGCGGTGTTCGGGAATGCCTCAACGGTTGCGATATGCTTTGCGCCGTCCAGCGGCGTATACTCAGAGCTGCCTCGGGTGTTTTTTACTACGCGCTTCTGACCTCTGTCCTTCCCGTCCCGGATCACTGACTTGTCGGTATCGAAAAACGGATCATCCCCAAAAACGCCGATAGCCTTATGTCGCTGCAATGGGCGGTTTGGCGTGTACCAGCTCTGCACGCAATCCCATATAAACTCGTACTGCGGCTGCCATCCCGCAATAATCGCAGAGTGCGGCGCTAGAGCGAAACGCTTAAAGTCCCACATGACCAGCAGTTTTTTTCCAGGCGATTGCGTCGGCATTGCGTCAGCATAAAGACTCTCAACCTCATACGGAGGGTCGAAAACGCACACATCCCAGTCTGCTCCATTAATGAGCCGCTCCACAGCGCTAACGCTGGTCGAGTCTCCGCACATCAGCCGGTGATTGCCAAGCAACCACACGTCACCCTCGACCGTCACCGGATCTTCCGGCGCATCCGGCACGGCGTCCTCATCGGCCAGCCATTCCTCTGGCTCGGGGTCAACTTGCAACTCCTCAATCTCATCCAGCGAGAATCCGGTCAATTCTAGATCAAATCCCAGCTCGCCTAGCTCATCTAGTTCGATACGCAGCAGCTCATCATCCCATCCGGCATTGAGCGCCAGCTTGTTGTCGGCGATGACGTAGGCTTTGCGCTGTGCATCAGTGAGGTGTGATGCCTCGATGCAGGGCAGCGACTCCATGCCTAGTTTTTGGGCAGCCAGGACGCGCCCGTGGCCTGCGATAATACTGTTGTCGCCGTCGATAATTATCGGATTAAGAAATCCGAACTCTTTGATACTTGCCGCAATTTGAGCTACTTGCTCATCGCTGTGAGTCCTAGAGTTTCTAGCGTATGGGATCAGGTCTCCGGTTGAAACCTTTTTATAGTCGGGAAAATTGGACATGATTCATATTCCTTTGTGCAGTCATCGCAAAACACCGGAACTCTTCCCGCTAGTTTTTCTACTGCCATTTTGATGCCCCAGTTAATAAACGGGAATTAACGCACTCCGCAACTTTATTGTCTTTATCATTTTGGCGCAAGGGATTGATTGATATGGATTTTTCTATATGTGCGGGGTAACTGTGGCCTGTGGCCAGTGGAATCGGGCGTGATCCAGTGCCTCAGCCTCGGTGCATGGGGCTGTTGCCATGTAGGCGAATGGCTGGCCGTGTAGGTATACGCGATAGCAGCGGTAGAGCGGCGGGTTGGGTTGCCGCTCCGGGGTCGGTTGGCCCGGTTTTTGCGGGCCTGGCGGGCTATTTGCGGTGGACATGGACAATGATCGAGTAGTGGCCGTCCGGGCAGGGCGTGAAATGGTTCTGGTCTGCCTGCATCAGCCGGCGCTCGGTGACGATGTAGGCGCGGTGGCGCCAGCCCTCGGCAACCATCGCCCAAAGATCGGCACGTCCCTGTGCCGTGCCTTCGAAGCGCAGTGATTGTAGCAGTTTCCCCGGCTTTGGTGTGCGCGCTTTACGGGCCATCAGCTCCCCCCCCCCACCGTCTCTGTCCATCCGATTTCGCATCGCTATCGCCATGACCAGCAGGATGGAAGCCGGCCAGAATGCAACCAGCATGGCGATCACCATATAAAATAATGCAGGACAGTGCCGGATCAGGCCGAACGGGTCTTCTTCGCGCCAAACCCTCTCAAACCTAGTGCTATTCAGTGCCCGGCCCAGGCTCGCTGCGATGAAAACGACCCCGGACAGGTAGACGATCAGCAGAATGAATTTCATGCGCCTCCCCGGCCGCCTCAGTGGGCGGCCTCTCCGAGAACTTCTTCCAGCCGCCCCTCGCGCTCGATGGGGTGGCCGTTCTCGTCGTGCAAGTGGACGTTTATGACCTCCCCGATAAACTCGTCGGGGCGGCTGCCGCCCAGTGTGTCTGTGCTCACCGAGCCGACCGTTCCGTCAGCCAACAGAACATTGAATTTCTTTATCTTCGGGCAGTTGAGTTCGACCATCTCCAGAGCAAACCGCTCTGCCTGCGGAGCGTCGAAAGTGGCGCCAGCCTCCGCCAGCAGCTCCAGATGATACTCGACGGCATCCAGCTCGCCGTCTGCGCTCATGTCGTCGCTCTCCAGCACGGCGCTGGCCGCGTAGCTGGCTGCCAGATATTCACTGGTCAGGTGCTCAAATCCTTGGGTTGGGCCAGTGTTGACCCGCTCAACGATGCCCTCAAGGGTGGCGATGCCGAAATCGTGGATTTCCTTGCTCATGATGTATCTCCCTGTGGTGGTGTGACCGGGTTATTCCCGATCTGTTGAGAGACATATTATCGGGATATCCTGATGCTGTCTCGGTCATTTCGGGACAACTTTCACTTTATTTGGATTGCAGCGCCTTTACTCCGGCGATTACTGCATCGCGCAGGCTGCCGTGCTGCTCGGCTGCTTGGCGCAGTAGCTCGCGCTCCTCGGGCGTCACGCGGATCAGCACGCCGACCAGGCCGGGGCGCTCGCGTTTTTTCTCGTAGCGGGCGTCTGCCCGGCGCTGGGCCGGGCTGCGCTTTGTGGGTTTGTCAGCCATCACTCGTTATCTCGCTGTATATGTCTGCTGTCAGTGCCAGATAGCCGCTGGCCAGGCGCTGGAGCTTGCCGGTGTCGGCCACCAGCTCGGCCAGCTCGGCGGCAGCGGCGCGATTGTCAGGCTCGCGCAGGGCGGTGCGTGCGGCGGCTTCCAGTCGCTGGATGTACTCGCGCAGCGGGCCAGGGAATTCTTTCATCAGGGTTTCCTCCGCTCCGGGGGGCTGAAAGCCGCTGCTATGTCCGCCAGCGTCCCCGGCCCTGCCCGGAGCCGGTGCCGCGATTTGATGACGTGGCCGGCGATCTCGCGATTGATGATCCGCAGCACATGCGGCGGTGGCGTGCGCTGCCCGGCGCGCCAGCGATACCAGACACTGTGATTTATCGTCATCCCTGACTCGTCGGACAGCCGCGCAAGAGCGGCGGCCAGCGTCTCGCCCCGCCCCGCTACCACGCTCTCGTAAGCCAGGATGTTGTTCATGCGGCCACCGCCTGCCTGTTGAGGCTTTGCAGCACAGACCAGGCGTCCGCCAGGGCATCGTGAGCAGCGATCCGTTTGATGATGGCCTGCCGGGCGCGCCGATCCCCTTGCAGGGCTGCCTGCCGGGCCAGCTCGTCGGCCAGTTTGGCCTCGTACCAGCTCGCGAGCAGCGACCATGTTGCTCGGGTGCGCAGGTTATGGGCGCGGCTGGCGCGGAAACGGGCGCGGGCCGCCTTGACTTCGTATTCGTGTGGAATTGCTGGAAACATGGCTCTCTCCGATAGCCGGGGTTGCCCCCGGCGTGCTCGTTAAACGGTCATCCCTTCCGGGTATTTTGTGCCCAGCGGGCGGTAGTCCGCCCCAGCTTTCTTGCCGCACTCCTGGCAGCTCATGTTCGGGATGACGTTCTCGTGGAAATTCGCGTCATCATACCCACCGCCCCGCTTCTCCCAGCCGCAATGCTCGCACTGATAAATCGCGGTGAAGTCGCGGCGGTGCTGGCTCTCGATGCGTTTGATCTTCATGTCGTCTTGCCTCTGTGGTTAGTGTTTTGTGATGCCGGCCTTCGCCAGCGCCCGGCCCATCAGGCCTTTGCGGTTTTTCTTGTCTTCGATGATCCGGCAGGCCGCCTCTGCGCGCTCGCACATAGCCCCGTCGAACCAGCCGAAATGGCACTCGCTGACCGGAATTCCCAGCTCCCGCGCCAGCGCCGCGTATGCCTCTACGCGGGTCATCGAGCGGGCTTCGCCTCGCCAAAACGCCTCAAACCTGGCCTTTGCGCGATTGCGGGCGTCTCGCGTTGCAGCGTTGGCCAGCGTGCCCAGCGGTATCGCGGTGCCGGGGTGCAGGCCGACGCGGCTATCGCACTCAGTATCGACGCACCGGTATATCCATGGCCACGCCCCGTAGAGCCGCCCGCCGTAAACCGCGCTGTTTTGCGTCAGCTCCACGCCTGATCCGCAGTTCGGGCACGCCGTGGGCGCGGGGAGCCGGTCTTTAACCCGCTCCTCAGCTCGTGGGCAGGGGTTCGCGGGGGTGCGCCCTCTGTGCCTCAGCATACACAGCCCTCCGCTGTATTCCGGCACGGGCAGCTCGCCTGCCTCTCGGCCTCTGCCCGCTCGTCGTCGTAGCGCTCCCGCACCCACCACCAGCCCGGCGCCACGCCCATGACCTGCTCGCGCAGCTCCAAAGCCGCCTTTCGGATGCGCGGTGGCCACGTCACCATGGCATCGGGGCCGGCAGTGACGGCCATGCTGATCGCCGCCTCGCTTGTGATGCCCCCGTTTTTCAGCTCGTGCTCCACGCACTCGGGCGGCGTGTTGCGAACTTCGCGGCGAAACTGACTCAGCTTCATCGGGGAGAATGCCGGATTGCTCACCAGCAGCTTGCACCACGCCATACAGTGGTCGGGCAGGCTCTCCCAGGCGCACTCCAACAGCTCGAATTCATTGTTTGCCAGCAGCTCCGGCAGTCGCGCCGCGCACCAGTCGTCATAACTGGTGTCCAGCTCGGGGCTTGCGCCGCCCCATGTCGCCGGGTCTCCCGGCCCTGGCATCGCTTTATCGTCGTACATGATGAAATCCTCAGTGTTCCTGCGGTGGTGGCGTCATAGTAATGCTGCCGATTTGGCTATGTCCAATCGGTTTATTCTATTGCCAACCTAGCACTACTAGAAATAAATCATTGGCTTTACTTGTTGCTGATCTGTCAGCATTCTGGCCCGGACGATAAACGGGCAACCACTACTACCGGAGAGAGACATGGGAAACGGATATCTAGTCGGCATGGCCATAGCAATCATGATCCTGTTCGGCCTCGTGCTGGGCTGGACAGCAGAAGAGGGCGCCGAAGCTGCGCAGCAATCCGAGTATTGCGCTCGGGTTGCGGAATATCAGCGCTCCACGGCTGCGGGAGAGTACCCGCGAGGGCATCGGGATTATTTGGGGGTGTGTGATGGGCAGTAAACAAGAAGCGCAGGGCCAGCCGGTGGCGCTCGACGACTACGACCCCGGACTGATTAATGACCACGGTGGCGGGGATGTTGGCTGGTGGCAGGATTACATTCGCTCAGAGATACAGAGCGCCAACGAGCACTGGCGGGCACAGATTGAGCTGCGGGCCGATTCTGCCGTGCCGGAGGGGTTCAGGATTTTCCGCAGCCCGCATGAGGGAGATACAGACATTCGCCTCGCGATGGAGTTAGGCGAAGGGGGCTATATGTCTGCCTGGCTGTCGGAGGGCGGGCGAGACGATGACGATACCGTGGGCCAGCTGGCGTACCGGCTTGCCGACGCCCTGCTTTCAGCGCAGCCCGCAGAGCAGCAGCCCGCGCCGGACGTGGCGGTGCCGGTGGAGGCGCTGGAGGAGATTAGCGACCCTATCCGCTTCATGAAGGAAATGCTGGAAGAAGGTGAGCAGCTCAATGGCATGGCAGCTATCCAGCTTGCCGAAGATGCCTCATATCTTAGAGGTATCGCCAGAGCAGCCCTCGCAACCTACCGCAAAGGAGGTGACCAATGACTGACTACAAACTGATGCCTGTGGAGCCTGCGGCGGATATGTTGGGTAACGCAATGAGTGTCTGTATCGGCTTTTCTGGCGACTACGGTACCTACAACTGCTACCTAAGTGAAGACGCCGCTCGGGAGGTGTATCAGGCGTTCAGAGCTGCCGCGCCTGCTGTGCAGGGGGAGCCGGTTGAGTTCGACTATCCCGACTTCCACGAGCAGGGCATGGGTTGCGGCCTAGAGGATCGAAACATCACTGACCGCTACGAGGCAATGCGATACGGTTGGGATGAGGCATTAGAACGGGTTGCAGAGAACATTGGTAGTCTCGGCCCGCTCTACACCTTCCCGCAGCCCACAGAACAGCAGCCCGCGCCGGACGTGGCGGGGCTGGTGGATTGGGCAGTAAGAAAATGGCACGAACAGGTTGCCAACCGCCCGCTGGTAAACGTTCATCGCCGGACTCTGGATGGAGTTTGGCGGCAGGTTATCAGGTTCGCCGGTGAGGACGATGTTGTTCTGCTGGGGCCGCGCCATGACGACATGCTGGATGCCTCGGGCAATCCGTTGCCAGAACATTCTGCGCATACCGCCCCTTGCTGCGGCGATCCGGGCGACTGCTGGGAGCCATGCGGAGAGCTGGGCAAGAGTGAGGCGCATGTGCGGGTACATTCTCCTGACGCCGCGAAAATGGTGCCCGTGCCGTATGAGCTGCTGTGCCGCCTGGCTGACGAGGATTTTCGGTCGGAGGTTCCTGACGACTGGGTGCCCGAGATGACAGGCCCGGATGGCTCGAAGGGGCCGGCGACATTCACCGTTGGCGATCTGCGAGCCGCTGCGGATCTGGTGCGGGCGTTTGAGGGAGGTGAGGCATGAAAATATCAATGAACGGCCTGCGCCGAAACATGAGCGGCAATGTCGAATCCTTGCGCGACGCAGTGCAAGCGGTGGTTTCGGGCGGCCACTACGACAAGCAGGAGCTTGTTGAGGCGATGAACCAAGTCATCTCTGGCAGCAACATCCTGAACTGCTGCTACGACGAGAATGATCCAGACTTCGCGGACATGGGCGACATTCAGGTTGATTTCA